GATTATATTTTTCTTGTATTTGTAATTTCTCTTGACGCTTTCTATTGGTTATATTATTCATCTGGTCTAACGCTGACTCAAGCCCTGTCAACCCTTTAGTCGTAGCCTCGTAATCTAATTGTTGCGGGCCCAATTGTGGGCCACCAATGTTTTGTTGTTTCCTGCGCCAATATTCAACATCATTAGTTTGGAACCCTAACCTTGGAGCAGGTTCTAATTTTTCAGCAGGACGCCCCATGCCTTGCAGGCCTTCTTTCCCGCCAGTTATTGGGCCAGCACTTGATCTAAATTGTTTAGCTGCTGTATTAGCAGCATTAAAACGATTTTCTACTGTTTTTAAATCATTACTAAGATCACGATATTCTTTACTTGTAAGTGCAACTTGATCTTTTAATGATTTTAATACTGTTACTGATGTACGCAGATCACTTGTTGATGCTTCAGCCGCATTACCTAAAGATTTAGCTGCATCACGTAATTTGCTTATATCTGCCGCTGCTGGTTGCGCTGTATTTTGTAATGAACGTACAGCAGACTTTAAACCTTCAACTTGTTCAAGGCCACTAACCAGAGCCTTAATTGTAAATTCAGTTGCGGGATTAGCCATTTTTATTCATCGCTCCTAATGCAGCAGCTTCCATGACCTGCAAGCCTTCAAACATCTCGCGTTGGTCACTGACGCCGTACATTTCAAACGCCCATCTGATCGCATTATAGTCTAACCCAGTAGCACCGCCCATTCCAACACGCCATTGCGTTTGCACACGTAAAAACATTACAACTGTACCCCAGTTGTCTTCCCACACTTCAAAGTCAGTAGATTGCTGCGGCAAGTTGGGCTTATTTATGCCTAATCCTGCCGCATCTTTTGCCGTATCATCTATAACGCCGCCACTTGCCCAATGCTCAGCAGCGGCCTCTAGTTTTTTCTTTTTGCTCCAGTCAGACTAGCAAAGAAAGCTTGCACAATAGCGCCTGAAACCAATGGCACATCAAGCAATTTACCTAATGCTTCATTGCTGTAGGGCACATCAGCACCTTTGGCATCTGTAACACCTTTCCAGCCTGTAATTACTTCACGCGCAAATTCGACATCCTTAATGGTGTCTGTGTTGCTGCGTTCAATTACTTGTTCAATTCGTGATTGTGGCAGCCGCTTAAATTCAGCATCAAAAGTTTGCTTTTCAAAGCGGCCACCATCAACCGGAAATTCAACAGTAACAGGCCAACTGTAGCTATCGGATTGAGCAAGAACAAATGCCATGATGTCTAGGTAAAGGCAAGGGATAATTCGTCATTGCCTGCCGCTGTTGGTGTTGCAACATAAGGCAGGTTTAACATTGCGATGCCGTTCATTTCGGTGTAAGACGCATCAGCTAGGTCTGATTGAGCCATTGTAAGCGTCGCTATGTTACCAGCGGTGGTGCCATGCTGCAACGTAATGCTACCAGTAGTCGATCCAGTGCTCACAGTAAAGTAATTTTTAGCGGCGAGCAATACTGCCTCAATTTGCAATGTGCCGCCAGGCTTGCGGTCAGTAATAATAACTTCTTTGGTACCGCCCACCAATTCACGGTAAATAATTTCGTTGCCAAAATCAAGGTCAATTGATTGCAATGCACCTGAATAACTAAATGCCGAGAAACTGGTTGTATTACTATTTTTAAACACTAAAGGTGTTGATTGATTTGTGTAAGTAGGTGTCGCAAGCGCTGTATCAGTTGGGGCATTAAAAATGCCGGTCATTGTGAATGCAATCGTTGGGATCGCACCTACCGTGCCATTCAACGTAAATGTTCCACGAGCGCCAGTCACAATATGGCGGATGCCATCTTGGAAAAAATACAAAGTCACAGAGCTGAAGCTGGTGCTAACCGGGGCATAAGTAGCACTTGTAGTTGCTACCAACGTTTCAGCTAGCCCGCAAGCTTTTAGCACGGGGCCATAAGCTGGTGCATTACCAGCAGTACCCGAACCGGCTAATTCAACTTCAAAAGTTACCTGCACTCGTGTATTTGCTAGTAACTGTTCATAATTACCAAGATATGGCCGGATCAATTCCCGCTGCACAATATCCGATTGCAATGGCACAATTTCTAGATTGCGCACCAATATGGCATTAGCCGAACCAGTTGGTGTCGAATCAGTGCCGTAGGTGGCTTCAGTTTTGGCTAGAAGCAGCCTTTTGCGAGTCAGTAATGGCATTGGTCAGTTCCTCAGGTGCGGTGTTGGCGGTAGCCGGGGCAGTACGCTCGATGAGTTTACGCTTACCGGTTTTAGGATCTAGCAGGTAAGACCCGCCTTGACCCCAATACTCATCCACTATCATAGCCATGTTTAACTTGCGAGATTGGTAACCGAGGTGCGATATTGCACTCGGTAGTCGCACATCACAACCCCAGCAGGTTGGTCTGCTTCAACTATATCAAATGTAACACCAATTGGTTGGATGTCAATTGCGTAACCGCCAAGCGTTAAATCCGCCATTATTTTGGCATGTAAGCTTTCAACAACTGGATCAGCTACTTGATCTGGTATGGCGCCGCGTACAATTACGGCAACACGTACAGTTAAACTCCAGTCCAATGTCGGCAAGCTTGTGTTTTGCGCTGCCGTATCAGTAAGCGGCTCAACAACAATTGCAGGCGATTCGCCGCGTGTAATAGGTTCGGTCCTGCTTCGATAAATCCTAGTGCTAACACCTGTGGTGCCTATTAGCGCTGTACGTATTGCGGTAATAATTGTTTCGCGTTTGGTCGTCATAATTAAGCAGATGCAACTTGTATTATGGTACAGATAATGCCGGGAATACTTGGATGCGCAAATGGGCTAGTTTGAGCTGCCTCAGCATGGATATAAGCAGCAGCATTGCTAGTAGCCCAAATCAACTCAAGATAGTCAGCAGCAGCAAGCTTTAATACAAAATTAACCGTACCGATCACATTGCCATCAACGCTGCCGTGCTTAGACGTAATACTAAATCTGCTATCAGATGCAACAACATTAGTACCATTCCTGCGTAACCATACATTTGTATCATGTATTGAATTATCGCTATTTGTAAACTGTATTGAAAATGTAATACTATAAACGCCAGCATAGGCAAATGTAATCGTTGTATTTGACGCAATACTGATGCCGCTATTATCTAAATCAGCATTACGCAATAAAATTGCAGTTGGTGTATTTGCTACTGCGGTTTGTGATGTTAAATCCCAAAATGAAGCCCAATAGCCTGGGCAACCAAAATATGGCAATTTATTCCAATTCCTTAAGCCATCGCCTATTTTTAAAGCTGCTGTGTCTGATTCCTGCCCCAGTTCGCCATGCAATAGCTTTGGGTCAGATCCTATCCAATCATTACGCTTAGCAACACGGATAGGAGCCGTCATGTTTTTTGCAATGCAATTTCAACAAAAGAACCATCATCTATAAACCTAGTCTCTCGCACTGTGTAAGCCACAGTCGCAACTGTAATAACATTGCCATACACTAAATTACCAAAATCAGATGCGCGTGCCGTCAACATATAATCAGTGCTTAATACCATATCATTTGCAATGATTTGTGATGGCATGTCAAGAATACCTAAACCGGTAACGGCGCCAGCAGTACAACTGACGCCGAAATCGTTTAGAAAACCAAGCAGGTTTTCAGTTATTGCCATTAGCCGTACTTCTTAAGACCGTAACCAACGCAAGTAACGGAGCTAGATGCAGCGCCGGTTTCGGCAGTACAGCTTAACCGTACATAACGCTTTAATGCGTCACGGTTCAATGTAAGCACTTCTTTGTAAGCAGCATTACCAATAGCAGTAAATGAGCCACCGGTAGCTGCTGTATAAGTGCTGTTATCATCTGATTCTTCAATGCGGAAGGTCAGATCAGTTGCAGAGCCAGCAGCAGTGCCAAGCAAAATTACTTGGATGTCGCCGTCATAATCTTTAAGATCAACGCCAGTTTGGTTGCCTGTACCGGTAATGGTCGTTGTAGCTAAAAGCGTAAAATGCTCTAGCTTTTCAAGTGTCTGTTGGAATAACATTGCGGGTTCTCCGTTTTGGTGGTTGGGGATCTGGTTCTGGATCTACAGCAATCGTAGCTGTAATTGCTTTGCCAATACCAATCAATAATTGAGCATCAGCATTGCTTGCCTCAACGGTGGAGCCAGCCCTTACGAGCTGGCCGCCTACCATCGTGGTCTTAGTGACCTGGATTAGCATCAGAGCGTATCAGCGCCGCGACAGAAGCCTTCAGGATGGCGAACAGCAAAGTCCACATCTTGTAGTGCTACCACACGTACAGTGCCGCTTGTGCTATGGGTATAAGGATCAACAGTTAGATCCAACCCAGACCACATGCCCATGATCAATTGAGACCACACAGCAAAGAAAACATCGCCGCTAGCTACTTGGTTGCTAACAGCAGCGTTATAACCGTTAACAGTGCCGCCTGGCTCAAAAATAAATTGAGCAGTGGATGATGCTTTTTCTGTGGTCTTCAGTGATCCACGCATTGATGCATTCATCAAATACGACATGGCGCCAATGTCTGCGTTGTCAGCAGCAATTGCACTTTCCATGCTCACCACTTCAGCATATGTAGGCACTGCACCGGCAAAGTTAACTGTATTGATGCCGGTTGTTAGCTTGATACCTAAAGGCTGGTTGGTATTACCCAAACCATACAAACCAACGCGGTCAATCTCAAGTGCCAATACAGTAGCTAGATCCTGACGGATCATTTGCTCTACATCAATGCTGGATTGCAGCATCAATTTACGGCTGTAATCAGTGAACGCACCACATGTCTTAGGTGACATGTTGACTTGATCAACAGTCTGGTTGCTTTCAGTAGGTGAACCGGATTCCGCTACCCAGTAAGCAGTAGCAGCACCAGTTTGACGTGGGATTGCAACGTTACCGCTAAGGCCGGTTAATGATGCAACACCAAGGCCAGCTAAGGCTGAACGGTTGCGCAACAGCTCAATAAAGCTGCCGGGGCGAAAATCAACGCCAACCAAGTTACCAGCAGCAGACGCAGTGCCTACTACCAAGTCGCGGCGCAATACATCATTAGGCACCATGATGCCTTGTGCTGTTTTGCCTGCTTTAGCAGCAGCAGCATCAGAACACTCGCGTTCAAATGCAGCAGCTTCTTGCATCCGGCGATCACTAGGATTAGCCAATGCATTGATCGCACGCTGAAAAGAGAACTCACGGCTTTCTTTTACAGTAAGGCCAATATCAGCAGCTTTTTCAGCTACTGGCTCTACTTTGACGCCAATCTTATCTAATACAGCAGCACGGGCTTCATCCAAGCTGCGGCCACTATCAATAAGTTGCCGAGCAGTGTCAGCCATGTTGTGCTTGTCGCATAATGCGGTGATTGCGGAAATCCGGCTGCGTTCGGCTTTAGTAGCCTCCTGCACCGCCGCAACGTCAGGCGTGTTGTCCATAATCTCCATGGGTTGTGGTTGTGGTTGAACGTCGAGCGAACGCCCAACGCCGACCGTTGGGTCTGCTGGTATGCTAACAACACTTATCTCATGTGCATTCCAATTGGTAGCAACAAAGCTATCTTCACGATGCTCCATTTCGTTTATTTGATACCCAAAAGATACATTACGCAGCACTTTATCTTTTACATCACGCAATACCTCTTGCGCAAATGGATTTTGGCTAAAGCGCACTGATACATAACCACGGCGGTCATCGTCATTAATCCAACCGCGTTCTACTACACCAATAACACGATCTGGGTCATGATTAAACAGTAATGGCGCACCATCGTTTAATCGGCTTAGGTCGGCAGCGCCTGCATCATGGCTCAACACTTCATTGCCAAAATAACGTGATACCGGATATTCAGAGCTAAATGGAAATTCCATTGTGCGTTCGTCATCAGCTAAAGCAAAAGTTGCTGGCTGTGACCTAATCATCATTTCGTTGTCGTTAGTCATCGGAGTCATCCTCATCGGGTGGGGCGGTAGGCGGCACCTGGATGGCACCATCATCATCTACCTGTGTTGGGTCTGTATCAACCACAATACCCATATCAGCTAATTTTTGCAGCTCCGCTTGACGTTGCAATAATAACTCATCTAAGTCACCGCCTTGCTCAGCCACAATTTGGCCTAGTGTTTTGAAGCCACACCTAACCGCATCCTTATAAGCTGATACTTCTTTTACAGGATCAACCCATGCCCAACCGCGTGGCATCCACCTAGCCATTTTGAACCGATCAGGTGCTTGCTCATAGCCTTGCAATGATAATGCGCCGCTTAATACCGCCATATCCATCCATGTGTCAAAAATACGTTGGTGGAAATTTTTAATCATCCAATCTTGTAAAATCCGCCAGTGATCACGATCTTCTAGCAAACTTAACCGGCTAGAGCTGTAGTTAGTTTGGCTAAAATCACGGCTTACTGTTTCATAGCTACAGCCAATACCAGCAGCCATTGCACGTAGCATTGCACGTAAAAATGGCTCAAACTGTCCGTCTGGGGCATCTAGCTGCGGCACCGTTACAGTTTCACCCGGTTGTAAATACTTAAATACACCTGGTTCAAACTGGCTAACACGCTCGCCATCCATTACATCATCACCTTGCAACTCGCCTTCCGGGCTAGTGACAAAACCCATCAAGCTGCTAGCTGCACGCGCACGGATTACTTCCGCTTCCTCATAGCCCTGCAAATGATGTAACCGCTGGATAGCAGATGCAAACCATGTGGCGCCGCGTGTTTGACCTGGGCGGTCCATCCGGTATAAATGGATTACATCAGCCGCTAATACACGGTTATGGCGTTGTGAAGAAATCTGTTGATTACTGAATTGATAGTCACCAGGGTGATAAGCCAAAAAATGATAAGCAATGGGACGGCCCCAGCGGTCAACCTCAACGCCCATCCGTATCTCATTGCCCTGCAAGCTACGGCCATTCAAGCCGTCATCTAATTGATCAGCTTCTATTATCTCAAGCGCTAATGGTATTGGTGAGCCGCTAAATGATTGCTTTACTAACCGCACAAATACTTCACCGCTTTCTGCAATACTACGGATAAGCAACCTTTCAATATCACTAAAGCATAACTTGCCGCCAGTATGGCAATATTCCGCGTATGACCATTGATGCCATAATGATTCAATCGCGTCATTAATAGGTTGATCTAATTTGCTACCGCGCAACATCCGCACTTGTGATTGAAACGGTATACCCTGCCCGATTACATTGCCTTCAATAGCGCGTAACGCTTGCCTTGCGTAATCATTGTCACGGCATAATTGCCTAGCGCGATCACGTAATTTTTGCGCCGACCCGTATACCTCACTGTCAGCGCTAGTATTACCAGTTACCCAGTCAGCAGTAAGACGGCTAAATTTAGCGCCTTGATACATGCGTCTGCGTGGCTTTGTAGCGCCACTTTGCAACCAGCTAAAAATCGTAGAACGAATGCCCATTAGAAACGCACGAATAGGTTGTGTGGATTACCCAAGCCTTGCGCTTGAAGTGATGCCGCTTGCTCGCGCTTGACCTCAGCCTTTAGCTTACTTTCAAGTTGAATTAAATCAACCAAATCATATTTCTTTAAATTACGTGTGCCGATCCGATATTCCTGCACCACACCGCCGGACACAATTGCTCTGATCGCAGCTTTTACTGCATCTAAATCAATTTCCGCTTGGCTGCGTCCATCAAATGCACCAGGTGTGCTGGTGTAACTCATCGCAGCCTGCACCTGCAATTGCCCAGCGCCTAACGTCAGCTTTTCGGTGCTATAAGTCGCAATCGCCTGCCAGTACCATTGCCCAGCATCAAAACCAGCACTCGTGCCAGTAGCAATCGTAAATTCCCAACCAGACCCAAACGCTGTACCTACAACTGTTGCAGCCTCAGCCGCTACATTCGCACGCAAATAATATGTCAACGTCCATGTACCACTAGTAATTGCATTGCCAAACCCGTCCGCCGCCGCATCATCACGCCATTTAATCGTGTCTCCTGCCCTAACCTGTGCTGGAATGTTCACCAGTTACTAACAAAGGGTTTGCTTGATTTTAGCACCGCCTTGGCTTTTGGCTTGCTTTCTAGTCGCCGCTCTAATTGATCCCATATTGTTCGCCTGTCATATCGCTGATACAACCAGTTCAAACCGGCATACGCATATACCAAGCAGTCCAACGCTTCATTACGCGCACCGGGCTTCTTTACCCATTCACGTACCGGAAACCCTTTTACATACTTCAACGCCTGCTTTTCTGCTGTTAACTGCTCAAAATATTCCGCTGGTGTACCCATATGAAAATGCAATGCCTCGTTATGTTTTAATCGCGCAAATAATGTTGTTTTTATAGTATCACCGCCAACTGGATATACCAATGCACCACGCTTTAATTGTTGGCCCTTGCTATTAATATCTACCTTAGCA